AACTCAACGTGGGACGCCACCCTCGACCACATCGTCCCTCGCTCACAAGGCGGCACGGACGACCCCCCGAATCTGCGCCTCGCTCACCGCTGGTGCAACTCAGTCCGCGGCGACCTCCGTCACCACACGGATGACGACTTGCGAATCGCCTAGGAGGTGCGCGATGCCGACCAAGAGCACACTCCGCGCCGTCGCCGCCAACGAGAAGCCAGACCCGAAGCGTCCGGCGTCCATCCTTGAAGCGGCCGAGCAGGGCTCGCGTCTCGAGGAGTTGCGAGCCATGCGTCGACGGATCGCCCGCGCTATGGATGACCCGAACACTCCCGCCCGCGACTTGGCTGCGCTCTCTCGTCGCCAGCTCGAGATCGGCAAGGAGATCGAGGCCATCGTCGTCTCGGAGGACGAGGATCACTCGGTGGTCGTGAACGCCGATGACGAAGAGTGGGACGGCACCGGCTACTAGCCGCCGGCCGCTCTCAGCGGTGGCGAGGCATGTCGTTGCTCCCGAGGGCATCACCTCGACGGAGTGGCCCTCGGTGGGCCAGACCTGCAATCGCCTCGGTTGGGGCTTCGACCGCTGGCAGTCTGACGCCGGCCGCCTGATCCTGGCGAAGCGATCCGATGGCACCTATGCCGCGGACACGACCTGCCTGAGCATCCCCCGCCAGGTCGGCAAGACGTACTTGGTCGCCTGCATCATCTTCGCCCTGTGCCTCCTCAAGCCGGGGCTCACGGTGATCTGGACGGCGCACCGCAAGACGACCGCCCGGGAGACCTTCGACCAGTTCGACGGGATGGCAAAGCGGCCCAAGGTAGCGGCTCTCATCCGCCAGGTGCTGCACGGCAAGGGCGATGAGGCGATCCACTTCAACAACGGCTCGCGCATCCTGTTCGGTGCTCGCGAGTCGGGCTTCGGTCGCGGCTTCGCTGGGGTCGACATCCTCGTTTGCGACGAGGGTCAGATCCTGCCGGAGTCGACGCTCGAGGATCTGGGCGCTACGCAGAACACGGCACCCAACCCGCTGTTCTTCGTGATGGGCACCCCGCCGCGACCGCGTGACGCTGGGGAGTTCTTCACGCTGCTGCGGCAGGAGGCCCTCGACGGGGAGTCCGACGCGACGCTCTACATCGAGACGAGCGCCGACCGGGGAACTGACCCGATGGACCCGGCGCAGCTCCGAAAGGCCAACCCGTCCTATCCGCACAGGACGACGCACCGCGCGCTGCTGCGGCTTCGCAAGAAGCTGAAGAACACCGATGCCTGGAACCGTGAGGCTCGGGGCATCTGGGATCAGATCACCAAGCAGTTCTCTCCGATCAACGGCGCCGCGTGGGCCGAGAATGTCGACGTCGGGCCGGTTGCTGATGCGAAGCCTGCCGCCCTGGCCGTGGACATGTCCCACGCCCGCGAGATCTCGATCGGTGCGTGCTGGCTCGAGGCTGAGTCGGCGCACGTCGAGGAAGTCTGGGCCGGTGTCGATGAGCCGGCTGCGGTCGAGTGGATCGTGGACCGCGCCGGTCGTCGGATGCTCGTGGTGATCGACTCGATGTCTCCGGCTGCGTCGATGATCCCGACACTCAAGGCCCGTGGGGTCAACGTCCACGCCGGCACGTCGGGCGACATGGCGAAGGCGTGCGGGCTGCTCGCCTCTGACAACGAAGCCGGACGTCTGACGCACGCCGACCAGGAGTCCGTCAACGACGCCCGCGAGGGTGCCCGGAAACGAGCCATCGGCACTGCCGGCGGCTGGGGCTACGACCGCCGCGACCCGACCGTGAAGATCCACCCGCTCGTCGCCCTCACCTTGGCGCGACTCGGGGCGTCCATGACGGCCAAGACGACCACGGCTTACGCCTTCTGAGGGGGTTCCGCATGACGCAGGCTCCCCCCGAGGTTGGCGCTACCCCGCCCCCCGGTTCGGCGAAGTGGTGGCTCGGGCGGCTTGAGGACGAGCTCTCGTCGCGCCTGCCGGACATGAACGCCTACCGGGATCTCGTCGACGACGAACACCCCCGGATCGAGTCGGCCGAGACGGCGGCGAAGTTCGCCCGCATGGCCGGGCTGGCGACCACGAACCTGACCGGGCTCGCCGTCGAGGCGACCGCAGAGCGGATGTCCGTCGAGGGCGTCCGCATCGGTGACGAGCCAGACGCCGACAAGGACGTCTGGGACAACGTCTGGCAGCGTTCGGACTTCGACGAGGGCAGCCAGGATGCCGTCACCGCGGCCCTGGTCTACAGCCGTTCCTACGTCTCGGTCGAGCCGCCTTCGGTTGGTTCGGAGTACGCCCGCCTGCACTACGAGGACCCCCGCTCGGTGGTCATGGCCTACCTGCCGGACGGCAGGCGTGGGCCGGCCCTGAAGGTGTTCACTGACGAGTGGACCGGCACGACCTTCGGGACGCTCTACACCGACAACCTCATCATCAAGATGCAGCGGGTCGGCACCCCTGGCGTCTCCGATGTTCGGTGGATGGCGCGCCCCATGCCCCGCACTGAGCAGGTCGTGACCCGCAACCCTCTCGGCGAGGTGCCGTTCTTCGAGCTGCAGAACAAGCTGACCGGCGCGGTTCGCTCTGAGATCGCGCCTCTCGTGATCCCGCAGCGGCGCCTCAATCAGATCGTCTTCAACACCGACGCGATTGCCGAGTACGGCGCGTTCCGGCAGAAGTGGGCCACGAACATCGAGGTTCCGCGCGACGCGGACGGCAAGCCCGTGGCTCCCTTTGAGGCGAACATCGCCAAGCTGTTCGTCAGCGAAGGGGATGCGAAGTTCGGCGACTTCAACGTCACCGACATGAAGCCTTACCTCGAGCTGGCCCAGGATGTGGCCGCCCACATCGCTCGGATCTCCCGCGTCCCGGTGACCTACTTCCTGAGCAACGTCTCGAACCTTTCGGCCGAGGCGCTGGCCCTGCTCGTGTCTGGCCTGGTGCTGAAGTGCCGCCGGCGCGTGACTGGCTATGAGCCGGCACTCGAGGGCGCCGTTCGACTCGCGCTTCGCAGCATGGGTGACCCCCGCGCGGGAGCAGCGAACATCGAGGTCAAGTGGGCCGACATGGAGACCCGCTCGCGGGCTCAGGACGCCGACGCGGCCGTGAAGCTGACGCAGGGCGACAACCCGGTCATCACTCCACAGACGGCCCAAGAGAAGTACCTCGGCATGTCCCAGACTGAGCGGGACCGCGACGACGCCTGGCGGCTCGAGGGCCGCGCGTCGAGCAACCTTGACGCCGTGTTGCAGGCGGCACAGACCACGCCCCTGCCGTGAACACCCTGACCCAGCGCCACCGCGCCCAGCAGCTTCTCCTACGCCGCGCCACGCAGGCACAGGTCGCGAAGGTGTGGCCCTTGCTCGACTTCGCCGACCTGGATGGCTCCTACCCGTCCCTCGCTGTCGCGCTGGCGAAGTTGACCACCACCAACCGGCAGACATCGGCTGGCCTGGCCGCCACCTACCTACGCCAGTTCCGCAAGGCTCATGGTGTCGGCGGGAGCCTGCCGCTCGTCCTGGCTGATCCGCTCAACGTCGACCAGTTCTCCACGGCGCTCCGCGTCACCTCGGTCGTCGCAGCCAAGCGTGCGACTGCGAACGACGTGCTGCCCGACGCGGCGATGCGGACTGCGCTGACCCAGACCACGGGCTCCATCGCCCGGCTGGTCCTCAACGCCGGCCGCGAGACGATCACCCGCACCATCACCGCAGACCCGAAGGCGCACGGATACCAACGTGTCCTCGGCGGCTCGGGGTGCGAGTTCTGCCAGATGCTCGCCGGCCGCGGTGCCGTCTACGGCGAAGGCACCGCCGAGTTCGAGGCGCACGACCACTGCGGCTGTTCCGCAGAGCCGATCTACGCCTGACCTAGACCACCGGACCCGCAACGGGGCCGGACGATCCCGCAACGGGAGTGCACATGTCCGAGGAAGCAGCACAGACGCAGGCCACCGAAACGGAGACCGGCGAGCAGGAAGCGCCCAAGCCGAAGCCGACCGAAACGGTCGAGTTCTGGAAGCAGAAGGCGCGAGAGCAGGAGCAGCGAGCCAAGGCCAACGCCGAGGCCGCGCAGAAGCTCCAGCAGTTCGAGGACCGCGACAAGACCGAGGCGCAGAAGCTCCAAGAGCGCGCCGAGGCAGCCGAGAAGCGCGCCGCCGAGATCGAGGGGCGCGCCATCAGGTTGGAGGTCGCGGCCGAGAAGGGCCTCACCCCCGCTCAGGCGCAACGCCTGGTCGGAGAGACCCGCGAACAACTGGAAGCCGACGCCGACGCCTTGCTCGAGATGTTCAAGCCGGCAGCCGCGGACGAGTCAGAACAGATCGTCCCGTCGCTGGACCTCGGAACCACTCGCGGCGCTCCCATGCCGCTCAACGGAGACCCACTCGAAAAGGCTCTCCGCAACTCGCTCGGCATCACTTGATGCCTTACCCGTCCTAGGAGGACATCATGGCGGTTACCGCTGCCACCACCACGGGGGGCTTCTCCGGCTTCCTGAACCGGGACCAGTCGGCCCCGATCTTCAACAAGGCCGCGCAGCAGTCCGTCGTGCAGAAGCTCGCACGTCAGATCCCGCTGGGCATCAACGGCCAGTCGATCCCGGTCGTCACCGGCAACCTCACCGCTGGGTGGGTCGCTGAGGGCGCACAGAAGCCGGCGTCCGCCGGCACCATGTCGCTCAAGACGATGGACCCGAAGAAGCTGGCCGTCATCGCGGTCGTCTCTGCGGAGGTCGTGCGGGCCAACCCCGGCGACTACATGAACTTCATCCGCGACGACGTGGCCCGTGCGTTCGCGGTGGCCTTCGATGCCGCCGCCCTGCACGGCACCTCGACGCCGTTCTCGACCTACGTCGACCAGTCGGCCAACACGGTCGAGTTCACCGGCACTACGCCGGCCTTCACGTCCGTGTGGCCCGACCTCAACTCGGCCCTCTCCACGCTGGTCACCGCCGGCAAGGACGCGACCGGCTGGGCGCTCGACTCGCGCTTCGAGCCCGTGCTGAACGGCGCGCTCGACAGCTCGAACCGGCCGCTGTTCATCGAGTCGCCGCTGACCGAGACCGCCGGGCCGATTCGCCAGGGTCGACTCATGGGTCGCGATGCCTTCGTCGGCCCCGGCGTCTACAGCTCCACCGGCAAGATCTACGGCTACCTCGGCGACTGGTCTCAGGCCGCCTGGGGCACCGTGGGCGGGATCTCCTACGACGTGTCGACGTCCGCGACGGTCACCGTCAACGGCTCGCTCGTCTCCCTGTGGGAGAACAACCTGGTGGCCGTCCGCGCGGAGGCCGAGTACGGCTTCCTGGTCAACGACACCGCCGCGTTCGTCAAGCTCGCCAACAACGCCTGATCGGAGGATCTTGACATGGCAAAGGTGAAGCCCGAAGAGGGCGTCGCTCAGTCCGTCATCGAGGGCGATGCCCCGGAGGCGAACAAGTCGACCACCCTCAAGTCCCCCTGGGGCTCGAAGGTGACCGTCTCCGCGGATCAGGCCGACGTCTACAAGGACGCCGGCTACACCGCAAGCAAGTAACGGGAGGCGGCCAGCATGGGCATCTTCATCATCCCCGAGGATCTCGATCCGTTCGCAACGGTCGAGTCCGGGAAGGCTGACGCGATGATCGCGGACGCCGAGGCGATGGCTGTGCTGGCCGCTCCCTGCATCACCGCCGTTGGGTTCTCTCACGCCGACGCCGTGAAGGCGATCTTGCGTGGGGCGATCCTTCGGTGGAATGAGGCGGGCTCAGGAGCCCTGCAGTCGCAGACCGCCGGCGTG